GTCGATGATGGATCTTGGTAAAATTAAGGAGATTATGATGAGAGAACTTGCTTTGTTTATTTCAATTTCAGTTGTATTAGTTTCATGTATTATATCTCTTGCATGGTATTATGTACACAAAGATGCAAGCATGAAGACCAACATTGATAATGCTATTGCAAAAGGTATTGACCCGATTGCTGTAAGATGTGCCTACAAGTCTGAGTCGGACATTGTATGCTCTGTTTACGCTGCAACTCATGGAAACACTCCAACCACCTCCTCGAGGAAGGAGAAATAAGCGTCTCTAGGGTGTTTACTTTAATTCAGAAATAGGGTATAATTGTTTTATGTACTTGATGAAGGAATATACTATGTTACTTTATACTTCTGTTGGTAAATCTAAGAAACGTAAACCCAATGCCAAGCAGCGAGAGTTGCAAGCAGACTGGGAACTGATGGTTAAAAAACATGCACCGAAGACCTCTAAGAAATCCGTTTCGATGAGTGCCGTTGCAAGTTTTCTTGGAAACCCTGCTCGTCGGGAGACGCCTAGCATTCCAAGTTTGCCATTCACTGGTGGACCATGTACTAAGAAAGAGCAACAGATGTATACTGGTTCTGCGATGAAAGGTATCGGCACTTTACATAAGTCAAATGCCGTACCTATCTTCACTGATGAAGAGGCGATTGATATCGCTAAGATGAGGAGATAATATGTCAGAATTCTGTCAGCATTGCGTTGAACTATCAACAAGAATAGAACTGCTTAAGCAGCAGCACTATAAAGAAATGCAATGCATGAAAGAAAAACTATCCGATGCGCATCAACTGTACAAACGTGTACACGATGAGAATGAAAGACTTAATTTAGATTTAGCATTTTATGATAAGAAAGTAATTACAAATGATCAGCCTAAGTGATTATACCCTACGGGAACTAGAGGATCTTAGAGATAAGAAGATTGTCGAAAAGATGAAACTGGATAAGTTCTTCAGTATGTTTCTATCTGCATATGAGTTAGATGCAGATGACGATGTTGATGAAAGTCCACCCTGGAAACTCTACAAAGAAAAACTCAAAGAGTATCAAAATGTAGAGAATACTATTAACCGAACCAAATTTTATATAGATCAAAAATGTTTAAAAGCGCAAACGAATTTTCGTTATACATAGAAAAGGTAGTGGCAGAAAAGAAGACATCTTATATGGATGCTGTCTTAGAGTACTGCAAAGAAAACTATCTTGAGCCAGATGATGTTGCCAAGTACATAACCAAATCCCTCAAAGATAAGATTGAGCTGGATTTCAGAGAACTTAATTACTTACCTAAACAAGCACAACTTGATGCATAATGGACGGATTTAAAGCCTACAAGTATTACATGGCTATTAAACTGCACTTCACAAAAGACAGTTTTGATGTTTTTAAGAACCGAGGAAATGTCAAAGGTACACGTGAAGCATTTAATGCCAGAAATGATTCTTATCTGTTTGAGAAACTCGCAAGAAAGTTCCCAGTCGATAAAGATTTGATTCAGTTCTATGTTGCAAATTTTGCATATAGTAATGAGTATTCCCTAGATTCCTTTTCGGATTCTTTGGACAATCTTATGGAATGGACTCGGCTGAGCGAAAAACAGATATTTTACTTTACTAATATTCAATATCCAGGTATACTTAAGATGTTCCTTGGAAAACAAATTTCCATCGAATCTGTTGCAATAATGGACAGCTACATGAAACTTCTTGAGAACTGGAAACAAAATTCTTCTATGCTCCTGCTTTGGGAAAATGATATAAGGAGGATAGAGAAATTGGGTGGGTTCATTAAATTTGATAAAAAGAAGATTGAACCTGTTATCAAAAACTTTGTAGACGAATTAAAAGATTAATCATGGGTAAGACTTACACTCGTCAAGCGAAAAAATTTGACGATGATTTTTCCAGTGGGCGTTCTGGAAAACATAGTAGACATGCCATGGGAAGAAAAACCCACGGTATGAAAACGCTAAATAGTTATGTTGAAGAAAATTATGAAGTAGAAGAAGTTGTAGAACTTGAAATAGATGAAGTACAAAAACAAACTAATTAATACCACGTTCATACTACGTTTATACGAAAGGAAATATAATGGACATTCAAGCACTACGTAAAATGCGCAACTCAGACTTCAGCAAAATCGCTGGTGAGTTTGAGAAGATTGCGAATCCCGAAACAAGTAACACAAAGTCTTACGTCGATGATCGCTTCTGGCGATTAGAGGGTGATAAGGCAGGTAATGGTACAGCGACAATTCGCTTCTTACCTAAGCATGACGAAGACGAACTTCCATGGGTTAAGATTTTTAGTCATGGTTTTCAAGGACCAACAGGTAAGTGGTATATTGAAAACTCTTTGACCACTCTTGGCGAAAACGATCCAGTCGGTGAATTGAACTCACGTCTCTGGAACTCTGGCGTTCAAGCCAATCAAGATATTGCTCGCAAACAAAAGCGTAAATTAAGTTTTGTTGCTAATGTTCTTATCGTTTCTGATCCAAAACATCCAGAGAATGAAGGTAAGGTCAAACTGTTTAAATTTGGCAAGAAAATCTTTGATAAGATTATGGACAAAGCACGTCCAACTTTTGAAGACGAGAAACCAGTCAATGTCTTTGACTTTGATGCTGGCGCCAACTTTAAACTGCGTATGCGTAAGAAAGATGGCTACTCTAACTATGATGAGTCAGTATTCAGCGATCCAGCACCAATTGGTACTGATGAGGAAATTGAGCGTGCTCTGAAGGGACGTTACAAACTGGCTGAGTTTCTAGATCGTAAGAACTTCAAGTCCTATGACGAACTCAAGAAAAAACTTGAGGAAGTTTTATCTGGTGACAGCTACGTATCTAAATCTGCTGCAAGTATTGCTGAAGAAGAAGACCGTCCAGTGGCTAGTGCTCCAAAGATTGAGTCTAAGCCAGCACCAACTATGAAGTCAGTTAGCTCTGATGAAGATGACGATGATGTTATGTCTTACTTTGAAAAGATAGCCAAAGAAGGCTAACGAGAATGGGGAGTTTCGGCTCCCCACTTTTTATGTGTATCTTGCTCGAAGATACGAATTGACAGATGCTTCTTGATTACGTATTGGTGTTGGAACTGTGTTAATCTGTTTTGTTGTATTATTCACTGGTGCGTTAACAACTGTAGTGCTGTTATCATTTCCACCGAACGACTCTCCCTTTCCAGCAAAGTTTTCCGCAGACTTACCATAGACATCTGGGTTTCTTTGATTCGAAGATAAGTCAGCTGTATCAGCATTAGTACCAGAGAAATCATCCGTTGGTGTTGGAGTCGCTGGCGAAGCTGCACTAACTTTACTACCACCTTTATATTTGGCGACTGCTTTTTTGCCTTCTTCAGTTTTCATAAACTGTTCTAATTGTTTATCCGTTAGTTTCTCACCTTCGTTAAAGTTGGTCTCATAGTCCTTTATCTGTTTATAAACTTTATCTTCACCAGACATATTCTTCATCTTCTCGGCTTCATCTTGAACTTGAGCCAGTCCTTTGTGATCTTTTGTGAAGATTTTATCTTCTTTTGACAAACCAGATCCAGCAGATTCCTCTACTGTAGCAGCACTATTTTGTAGTTTTTCATCTAGTTCTGCTTTTTTAACGATTGCTTCATCTTTTGTTTCTGCTATTTGACTATCTTTTCTGAATCCAAGATACGCCAATCCACCGATCAGTGCAGCTGCTCCACCCATGGCAGCGATTCCACCTAATCCACCTGCACCAAGTTTCGCTATAGTCCCACCAATACCCTTCATCAAACCTTTCAGTTTGCCAAGTATACCACCAGCTTCTGCGTCGCCTTCTGTTTGTTTATTCTGGTCACTGGTTGGAACTGGTATCTTTTGTTTCTTTGGATCTGTATTTTCTGCAATAGTTTTTAGAACATTGGTCTGATCGTCCATCAGTTTCTTTTCTTCAACCAATTGTTCTTCAGTAGATGTTTCGTCAGAAGGTGCAGATAGATCAGCACCGCCAAGTATCTTTGCTTTTGCGTCGTACTTGGTATAATCAGAAGAAAGAGATTTTCTCTTTTCGAGCAATGCCTTGCCCTGTTGCGTTCTTGCTAGTTCTTCGTCACTTAGTCCAGTTGCAGCTTTAAATTTTTGTAGTTGCGCTTCGTTGGCTTTTACTTCTTTTGATGTTTTATAAGCACCCTCAAAATTCTTTTTCAATTGATCTCTAGATAGAGAAGGATCAATTGCTTTCTGCTGTTTTATAAAGGATTCTCTTTCTAACGATTTATCCAATAAACCAAACGCATTGAACTTCTTCATTAGCGATGTTCTTATATTGTCTCCGCTAAATCCTTCTTTAAGACTTTCTTTTTTCTTGGTTAACTTATCTGCAAATGTTTCAAATGTCTTCATACCAGAAGAGAGTTTTGTTATCGACTCTATTTC